GTCCTACGGGGGCTCAAGGTGCTCAAGGACCAAAAGGTTCACAAGGTGCTCAAGGTGCCAGTCCAACTGGTGCACAAGGTGCTCAAGGTCCTCAAGGTGACCAAGGTGCTCAAGGTGCTAGTCCTAAAGGTGACCAAGGTGCTCAAGGTGCTCAAGGTCCTCAAGGTGACCAAGGTGCTCAAGGTGCAAGTCCAACTGGTGCACAAGGTGCTCAAGGACCAAAAGGTTCTCAAGGTGCTCAAGGTTCAAGTCCTCAAGGTGCTCAAGGTGCTCAAGGACCAAAAGGTTCTCAAGGTGCTCAAGGTTCGAGTCCTAAAGGTGATACAGGGGCACAAGGTCCTCAAGGTGACCAAGGTGCTCAAGGTGCAAGTCCAACTGGTGCACAAGGTGCTCAAGGACCAAAAGGTTCTCAAGGTGCTCAAGGTGCCAGTCCAACTGGTGCACAAGGTGCTCAAGGTCCTCAAGGTGACCAAGGTGCTCAAGGTGCAAGTCCAAAAGGAGATACAGGTGCACAAGGTCCTCAAGGTGACCAAGGTGCTCAAGGTGCAAGTCCTACGGGGGCTCAAGGTGCTCAAGGACCAAAAGGTTCTCAAGGTGCACAAGGTGCCAGTCCAACTGGTGCACAAGGTGCTCAAGGTCCTCAAGGTGACCAAGGTGCTCAAGGTGCAAGTCCTCAAGGTGACCAAGGTGCTCAAGGTGCTCAAGGTCCTCAAGGTGCTCAAGGTGCAAGTCCTACGGGGGCTCAAGGTGCTCAAGGACCAAAAGGTTCTCAAGGCGCTCAAGGTCTTCAAGGTGGACAAGGTCAGAAAGGTGCAAGTGGAATTGGAACATTAATTGGTGGCGCTGAAGTAGGTCCAAGTGGTGGATTTGCATACTCGGCAACTGATGGATTATTAACATTTCAGAGTGGAAGTACAAAATTTGTTGTATTAATGTATACAAGTGGTTCTTCATAAACTAAAATAAGGTTACAATGGCAGTTGGATTTTTAAATACACAACATACTTTAGTAAATCTACAAGGGTCTACTTCTGAATTAAAAAATATAAATTCAGGGTCAACTATTGTAGGTATTAGTCTTAGTGGGAGTGGATATACATTTCAAAATGATATACCAACTACATGGACGGGTAGTTTCAATGATTTTTCATATATTCAATTAAATGAAAATGAAGAAGTTGTTTGGTCTATTGCAAATAACTCTAATACCTTAAAGTTTGCAAATGTATATACATTAGAAACACCATCAGGTTCCTTATCAGTTACAGACCAAGAATATATCCTTGTTGCACAGAAAAATAGACAAGTTGTTTGGGATGAAGAGACCGAAACCACTTCTTCTATTCAAAGCGGGTGGAATATTTACTTTGAACAATTAGATGGAATCGAATGGGGTTCAGACGAATATAGTAACCATTACTTAGTAAAATTAAAATCAGATAACTCTACATTTGAATATGTGCCAGTTACAGGTGGTTTTCAAGAAGTAAATACCGAGAATCCAAGTTTATTAGGTCAGTTTCCAGTATCAAAATTAGATATTGAAGAATCTGACTTGTTCTTAGTTAATAGATTCATAGTACACAACGATAAAGGATTCGGGGAAGAGGAATGTGAGTACGCCTATGAATTTTCAAGATGTAGTGATGATGCTTATTTTGAATTTGCATTTCAAGATGAATTTAATTCTACTGTAATAAAAATAGGTACTACTTGTTATGAAAATCAAGGGTCAGTTAGTCCTGATGGTACTCAACTATGTTTAAACAGTTCAGGTAATTATCAAGCTTATACATCTTGTAATAATTGTTCCGATTCAGATAGTTCCACAGGTCCTCAAGGTGCAAAAGGAGCTGCAGGTGATGCAGGTTCAAATGCTTCTTCTGGAGGACAGGGTGCAAAGGGAGCTACAGGTGCATCAGCTGCAACAGGCCCTCAAGGTCCAACAGGTTTAAAGGGTAATACAGGTATAGCTGGACTCGGTTTCGCAACTGGCCCTCAAGGTCCAACAGGTTTAAAGGGTAATGCAGGTAATAAAGGTTCAACAGGTAATACAGGTCGACAAGGTGTAAAAGGAAATACAGGTGCAACTGGTTCACAAGGTGCAACAGGAGCACAAGGAGTTAAAGGAAATACAGGCCTCGCAGGTAATAAAGGTTCTACTGGCTCAGGTGGTAGAACAGGCGCAAAAGGAAATACAGGCCTCGCAGGTGCAAAAGGGTCAAAAGGTAATACAGGAAACCAAGGTGTAAAAGGAAATACAGGCCTCGCAGGTGCAAAAGGTTCAAAAGGAAATACTGGTAATCAAGGTGCTAAAGGAAATACAGGCCTCGCAGGAAATAAAGGTTCTACTGGCTCAACTGGTAGAACAGGTGTAAAGGGTAATACAGGCCTCGCAGGTAACAAAGGTGCTAAAGGAAATACGGGTCTACAAGGTGCTAAAGGAAATACAGGCCTCGCAGGTAATAAAGGTTCAACAGGTAATACAGGTCGACAAGGTTCAAAAGGAAATACAGGCCTCGCAGGAAATAAAGGTTCTACTGGCTCAGGTGGTAGAACAGGCGCAAAAGGAAATACAGGCCTCGCAGGTAATAAAGGTGCTAAAGGAAATACTGGTAATCAAGGTTCAAAAGGAAATACAGGCCTCGCAGGTGCAAAAGGTTCAAAAGGAAATACTGGTAATCAAGGTTCAAAAGGTAATACGGGTCTTGCAGGAAATAAAGGTGCTACTGGCTCAGTTGGTCGACAAGGTTCAAAAGGAAATACAGGCCTCGCAGGTAATAAAGGTGCTAAAGGAAATACTGGTAATCAAGGTTCAAAGGGAAATACAGGCCTCGCAGGTGAAACTGGTGCTAAAGGAAATACAGGTCTACAAGGTGCTAAGGGTAACCAAGGTGCTCAAGGTAATAAAGGTTCTACTGGCTCAGGTGGTAGAACAGGCGTTAAGGGTAATACGGGTTCTGCAGGAAACAAAGGGTCAACAGGAAACACAGGTCGACAAGGTCTAAAAGGTGCAAAAGGTAATTCGGGCAATAAAGGTGCAAAAGGTAATACTGGCTCGGCAGGTGACCAAGGTGCTAAGGGTAACAAAGGTAATACAGGTAATAAAGGTTCTACTGGCTCAACTGGTAGAACAGGCGTTAAGGGTAATACGGGTGTTGCAGGTGCTAAAGGTAATACAGGAAACCAAGGTGCAAAGGGAAATAAAGGTAATACCGGCCTCGCAGGTAATAAAGGTGCTAAAGGAAATACTGGTAATCAAGGTGTTAAGGGTAACCAAGGTGCTGCAGGTAATAAAGGTGTTACTGGCTCAGGTGGTAGAACAGGTGTAAAAGGGAATACAGGCCTCGCAGGTAATAAAGGTAATACGGGTGCAACGGGCTTACAAGGTCTAAAAGGTAAAACAGGTAATTCAGGCGATAAAGGTTCTAAAGGTAATACAGGAAACCAAGGTGTAAAAGGAAATACAGGCCTCGCAGGTAATAAAGGTGCAGCAGGTTCGGCAGGTGCAACAGGTGCAAAAGGTAATACAGGCCTCGCAGGTGCTAAAGGTAATCAAGGTAATCAAGGTGCTAAAGGAAATAAAGGAAATACAGGCCTCGCAGGTAATAAAGGTGCTAAGGGAAATACTGGTGATACAGGACTAACAGGTGCAAAAGGAAATACGGGTAATAAAGGTGGTACGGGCTCAACTGGTAGAACAGGCGTTAAGGGTAATACGGGCGTAGCAGGTAACAAAGGTAATACAGGCGCAGTAGGTCGACAAGGTGCAGTTGGAGCTCAAGGTGATGCAGGTAATAAGGGTAGTAAAGGAAATACTGGTAACCAAGGTGTTAAAGGAAATACAGGCCTCGCAGGTAATAAGGGTTCTACTGGCTCAGGTGGTAGAACGGGTATTAAAGGGAATACAGGCCTCGCAGGTAATAAAGGTAATACGGGTGCAACGGGCTTACAAGGTCTAAAAGGTGCAAAAGGTAATTCGGGCGATAAAGGTTCTAAAGGAAATACTGGCGCAGTAGGTTTACAAGGTGCAATTGGAGCTCAAGGTGATGCAGGTAATAAAGGTGCTACTGGCTCAACTGGTAGAACAGGTGTAAAAGGTAATACTGGCGATGCAGGTAACAAAGGTAATACAGGCGCAGTAGGTTTACAAGGTCTAAAAGGTAATACAGGCCTCGCAGGTGATAAAGGTGCTAAAGGAGATACTGGTAACCAAGGTGATAAAGGTACTAAGGGTAATGCAGGTAATAAAGGTGCTACTGGCTCAGGTGGTAGAACAGGTGTAAAAGGTAATACGGGTGTTGCCGGAAACAAAGGTAATACAGGCGCAGTAGGTTTACAAGGTCTAAAAGGTAAAACAGGTAACTCAGGCGATAAGGGTTCTAAAGGAAATACTGGTAATCAAGGTCTACTTGGTGCTCAAGGTGCTGCAGGTAATAAAGGTGTTACTGGCTCAGGTGGTAGAACAGGTGTAAAAGGTGCAACAGGTCCTCAAGGTGATGCAGGTAATAAAGGAAATACTGGTAACCAAGGTGTTAAAGGAAATAAAGGTAATACCGGCCTCGCAGGTAATAAAGGTGCAAAAGGTAACCAAGGTAATCAAGGTGCAGTTGGAGCTCAAGGTGATGCAGGTAATAAAGGTGCAACTGGTTCAAGTGGTCGTACTGGTGTAAAAGGTAATACAGGCGTAGCAGGTGATAAAGGTAATACGGGTGCAACGGGCTTACAAGGTGCAGTTGGAGCTCAAGGTGATGCAGGCGATAAGGGTTCTAAAGGTAATACAGGAAACCAAGGTGCAGTTGGAGCTCAAGGTGATGCAGGTAATAAAGGTGCAACTGGCTCTGGCGGTAGAACGGGTATTAAAGGGAATACAGGCCTCGCAGGTGATAAAGGTAATACAGGCGCAGTAGGTTTACAAGGTCTAAAAGGTAAAACAGGTAATTCAGGCGATAAAGGTTCTAAAGGTACAACAGGTGGTGGTGGTGTTCAAGGTGCTCAAGGTAATGCAGGTAATAAAGGTGCAACTGGCTCAGGTGGTCGTACTGGCGTTAAAGGTAATACGGGTGTTCAAGGTGTAAAAGGTGTAATTGGTGCTCAAGGGGCTTCGATGAGTGGTTTAGGATATTTTGAAGTTCAAGGTGGTATACTAACATTTAAACCAAATGGATGGTCTTCAGGTGATGATGTCTATATCATAAGGTCTGTACATAGTGGTAGCTTTTACTAAATTATTTTTCATATTTATATACAAACATTAAAAAAGTTATGAGAGCAAATTTTGGATTCGATAGAAACCCTCATAGATGGGATGTAAATTTCACAGATTATTATTGGTTCGCAGATGGGTTTGATTCAACTGAATTAAGTCAAATAGAACAAATGACCAAACTCCTTCCATTTGAAGATGCAGCAACAGGTGAAGGTGAATCATCAAAAAAATCAGATTATAGAAAATCAAGAGTAAAATGGTGTCCTCAAAATCAAGAATGGGGATGGGTTTATGAAAAACTTCACAATATGATTGTAGAATCAAATCAAAAAATGTGGAAGTTTGATTTATCTACTATGAATGAATCAATTCAATATACTGAATATTACGGAAGTCAAGAAGGTGGGTATGATTGGCATATGGATTGTGGTATAGAGATACAAAATCAAAGAAAAATATCAGTAACAGTACAACTTTCAGATTCAAATGAATACGAAGGTGGTGACTTACAATTTAATATTGGAAAAGAATTGACTGCACCTTCTAAAAAAGGAGCAGCGATTATATTTCCTTCATTTTATTTACATAGAGTAACTCCCGTAACAAGTGGTATACGAAAATCATTTGTTTTATGGGTTGGTGGTGAACCTTACAGATAAGATATGCAAAAGACTACTTTACCAACGGCATTAGTATATGGTTGGAAACGATTTGGTAAATACGAATTAACATCCGACATCTATCACGAAGAAGATTTATTCGAAAATGTTGTAATTTATTCATACAGAGATGCTAAAAATTGGAAATCACATTTATCCAAACATAAAGCTGATATTATTTATGTAATAGGTGAAATTCCATCGGAATTACAAAATGTAACCGATGATATTGTAAAATCTAAGATAGTTAATGCAGAAGAAATTTATCCTGATAATGTAATAGCGAATGATGTAGTTTGTCAGTCAACTTTTTGGTCATGTGAATCAAATAGAGTTTATAGTAATGAAGATTCACCACTATTATCAGTATTCACTCCAACATATAAAACTGAAAATAGAATATTTAGAACATACAAATCTCTATTAGAACAAACATATCAGAATTGGGAGTGGGTTGTGGTAGATGATTCACCAGAAGACCATCATTTAACTTGGCAAATGATAAATCATATAGCTAAATTAGATTATAGGGTAAAACCATATAGAATATCACCAATATCAGGTGGAAATGTTGGTGAGGCTAAACATAGAGCGGCAATGTTATGTAATGGTGAGTGGTTATTTGAATTAGACCACGATGATTGGTTAATATCAACTTGTTTAGAAGATGTTCTTGATGCAAGTAAGAAACATACAGATGCTGGATTTATTTATACAGATGTAACTGAAGTTGAAAAGGATAATTCACCGAGAATATATGGTTACATAGGTGATGATTGGTATGGTCATTCTGAGAATGGATTTGTATGGGGTTACGCAGGTCATACTTGGCAAGAGATTGATGATAAAGAGTGGTTAGTACATCATTATCCTGAAATAAATCCAAAAACAATTAGATTTAATATTGGGATGCCAAACCATTGTAGAGTTTGGAATCGAGATGTGTATCATAAAATCAGAGGACACAATAGAAATATTTCAGTCGCAGATGATTTAGAATTAATTATTAAAACATTTTTAGAAACTAAATTTATTCATCTTAAAAAAATGTTATATGTACAATATAATAATGGAGACTCTACTGTTGACAACAATAGAGTTGATATTAACCGAAGAGCAAGGTTAATTAGAGATTATTATGATACTCAAATAAAGGATAGATTTGAGGAATTAGGAAAAGAAGATTGGATGTGGGATTATGAAAAAAACCATTCAATAAAAGATATCAGTTATAGAGATTATGACAGATATGGTAAAAACGAAGAATTTGTTAATTATATAGTAGAATAGATATGAGAGTTTTATTTACAGTAGGATATCAAAACGAACCAATTAATGACACCATACTAAAACAAAAAGGTATGGGTGGTTCTGAATATTGCGTCATTAACTTAGCTAAAGAGTTTGAAAAGAAAGGTCACGAGGTAATAATTACAGGTGAAGTTTCAAATAGTCAAACAAATAATCTAAAATTTATTGATTATGACAATATTGATAACAATCAACACTTTGATGTTGTTATTGCATCAAATTACATTCATTACTTTAAAGTTTTAGAAGATAAAAATATAACATTCGATAGTTCTTACTTTTGGATACATAATTTAGAGTTCTATTCATGGTATAATGGTGAGACTCTTCCAAATGATGGAGTAGATTATCTAAACCATCCTAAATTAACAAATATAATCGCAGTATCAGAGTGGCAAAAGGGTCAATTAGTGAAAAAATATAATTTAAACTCTGAAAAGGTTAAAGTTATAGGAAATGCTATAAACCCATCCGACTTTGATTCCATCCAACAAGAAAAATTTAAAGACAAAGTAATTTACACATCTGGACCTGATAGAGGATTGTGGAATCTGTTAAATATTTGGGATGATTTAAAAAACATTAATCCTAATTTAACTTTGTGGGTTGCATCACCACCTTATACTAATGATTGGGACACTTTAGAACGAATAAAAAAAGATTACCCAACTTATGAAAGAGACTTTGATGTACATTATTTAGGTTCACTAAATCCATCTGAGTTATACAAACAAATTAAATCTTCTGAGTGGTGGATTTACCCATCTCAGTATCCTGAAACATATTGTATAACTGCTCTTGAAATGATGATGGGTAGAGTTAAACTTCTATCATCTGATACAGGTAATTTAAAACACTTACTCGATAATAAAAGTACATTAATAAGTTCACATACTCATGAGTCAGGTGAAACTCCATTTGATGATAGTTCCCCTGATAACTACAAATGGGAAAATAAAAATACAGGCCTTATGCGATATACATTTATCGCAGCATTTGCTTTTTCAAGTCAACAAGTAAAAGAACACAAGAAGTTGTTAGATAGTGCTGAACAATTTGCAAGAAAACAAAATTGGAGTGACAGATATGTAGAGTGGTATAATTTGGTGAATGATAAGTTACCAGATGAGGCAAGAGGATTTACTCCGCCAGAAGATTTTGGATTTGAAAAACTTCATCCAGAACTATACACATATTGGGACAACAAAGATGAGTGGACAAAAAAATTCATATCATATTCAGCTCGTACAAAGGAATGGGATTTGATAGTAGACGAACCATTTGATAGTTGTTTTCAATTTCCTTTATTTACTGAAGAATTTTGTAAAATGATTAGAGAAGAAGCCGAACATTCTAATAGATGGACTTTTGACCGACATGAAAATTACCCAACAACTGATATGTTGATAACAGAAATTGGAATGGACGAGATATATAATGATGTATTGAAAGACTATGTTATGCAAGTTGCAGTATATTTATGGGCGTTAGAAGGTAAAGGATGGGATAGTATGAGTTCCGAAAACTTTTTAGCAAAATATATACCAACTGCACAAGGACACTTGGGAATACATCACGATAGGGCAGATATTACTTGTTTAGTACAACTATCAGATTTAGATGAATACGAAGGTGGTGGTACTTGGTTCAGAAGACAAAAGAAGTTAGTAAAAAATCCAATTGGTTACGCAACATTACATCCTGGCAATATAACTCATAAGCATGGAGCGCGTGCAACCACTAAAGGTACTCGTTATATTGTAGTTTCGTTCATGGAAAATAGGGAAAGCTAATTATTTCCATATTTATATACATAGAGGAGAATTAAATGGCAGTAAACATTCCAATATGGCCTGGTTCAGGTTCATTTTCAAGTGGTTCATCAACTCCTTTCGGATTCTTTGATTCTGATACTCAATTTCAGAATGACGCTCCGAAAGTAGCAGAATGGTGTGCGAAGAGATTGGGATACCCAATCGTAGATGTCGAGTTGCAAGATATAAACTTTTTTACTTGTCTTGAAGAAGCAGCTAACGAATACTCTTCACAAGTAAATCAATACAGAGCAAAAGAAAATATGTTGTCAATACAAGGTACTGCTTTAGGTACTGATTTGTCTGATACTGAGATTGCACCAAATCTAAATGGTATGGTTAGTATAGCAAAAGATTATGGTACTGAAGCATTAAGTGGTGGACGAGTAACAGTATATACAGGTTCTTTTGAAATGGTGGCAGGTAAACAAATTTATGATTTATCTGATGCAAATGTGGTGAACTTAGAAAATGGTTCAGTAAATGATGGTATCGTACTTAGACGAGTATTCCATACACAACCACCAGCAATCATAAGATACTTTGACCCATTCATCGGAACAGGATTAGGTTCTCAGCAAATGTTAGAAACTTTTGGATGGGGTAATTACTCGCCAGGTGTTTCATTCATGATGCAACCAATGTTTGATGACTTATTAAGATTACAAGCAATTGAATTTAATGATTATATTAGAAAATCATCATATGGATTCCATATAGATGGACAACGAATTAGATTATATCCATTCCCTCAAGGAAAAGATACAGGTGCAAAAGTATATTTCGATTATACATTAGAAAGTGAAAGTAAATCACCAATTGCAAATTCAAATGTTGTAAGTGATTTATCAAACGCACCATTTGGAAGATTAACATATACTAATATCAATAGTGCAGGTAAACAATGGATTGCACGATACGCATTGGCATTAGCAAAAGAAATGTTAGGTGCTATCAGAGCTAAATTTAGTTCTATTCCTATACCAGGTGCAGATGTAACACTTGATGGGTCTGATTTAAGAAATGAAGCTTCGGCTGAAAAAGAAACTTTGTTAACTGACTTGAAAGAAATGTTAGAATCAACTTCTCGTAGAGCATTAATGGAAGCAAAAAAAGAAGAGTCTGAATACTTAGAGGAAACTTTAAACAGAGTACCAAGACCAATTTTTATAGGGTAATTTATGGCATTGTTCGGTGGACAAAGAGATATGAGTTTGTTTAATAAATTGAACAAAGAACTCATTAATGATATAATTGATACAGAAGTGTATTACTATATGGTTGCGATTACTGAAACCAAATCTAATTTATATGGTGAGGGTGACAATAAAGTATTTCACAATCCAATAAAAATACCATGTTTAGTAGAAAGAAATCAAGCAGCACAAATATCTGATGAGTTTGGACAATCATATTCTCGTGAAGTTCAGTTTAAGTTTTTAAGAGATACATTAAAAGAAAAAGATTTAGTACCTGCAGTTGGTGATATTGTACAATGGAATAATGAATATCATCTAATAGACGCATCATACTCATATCAATACTTTGCAGGAAAGAATCCTCAGTATTGGGATGGTGGTGATGCTCAAGGTTTAAATGTATCTATTATATGTGATAGTCATGTTACAAGACAAACAAGTATTAAATTAGTAGAAACAAGATTCGGTAATTCAAACCAAAATGATAACGAAGTACCAATGGGACTATAAACGATGGCAACTAAATACAGAAATACAGACAACTCGAAACCTCAGATTATACAAACACAATCTTCTACATCACCTGACCCTATATTAAATAAAGCAAAGCAGTATAGAAGGGATAAGGATAATGTAAAAAATGTAAGTGTTGGTATTTACGATATCGATTCTGCATTTAAAAACTTTTTAGAAAAGGATGTAAGACCAACTGTTGAGGATGATGGAAGATTTTATCCTGTTCCTGTAATGTATGCATCACCTGAAAAGTGGGCAAGTGCACAACGAGATGGGTTTATGAGAGACGAAAACGGAATGATGTTAACTCCCGTTATTGTTTTTAAAAGAGATAATCTATCAGTAAACACCGATTTAGCAAAATTAAAAGTTGCACAAAACGAAGATACACATCAGTTCTTTGAAAGAAAGTACAATAAACTTAATAAGTACGACCAATTTGCAATACTGACAGGAGAAAATCCAAAGAAAGAATTTATGTCAGTTGAAAGACCTGATTATGTTGATTTACAATATGAAGTGATAGTTTGGTGTGACTATATGGAACAAGTTAACAAAGTTGTAGAGCAAATTGTATTTTTCCAAGGTCGTTCTTTTGGTGAAAGATATAAGTTTGTAATAAAAGGTGATTCTTACTCATTTGAAACAATGTCCGAGATGGGTCAAGATAGAATTACTAAAGCAACAATATCTTTAGTAACTAAGGCTTATATCGTTCCAGAATATGTCGGACTAAACAACAATACTAAACGAACAGTATCGATTGGAAAAGTTTCATTTTCAGAAGACCCAAGTCTTTCTGGCATTAAAATCTCTAAAAAGAGTGGTAATGAATAATTTTTCCATATTTATAAGTGTAGTAAATAAAATTAATATGTTATGGCAGAAAAAGAAATAAAAAGTTTTTCGGAAGAAGAAGTTAAAAAAATTACGGAAATTCAAAGTAAAACTCTATCAATTACATCAAGGTTAGGTGAGATTGAAATTGGTATTCAAAACATGGAAGCCCAATTCAATGAAATGAAACTTGAAAAGAACACTTTGATGGAATCTTACAGAGAATTATCCAACGAGGAAAGAGAATTAAGTGTGGAGTTGAGAGCTAAATATGGTGAGGGAACTTACGATGTGGCTACAAATACTTTCACACCTAACAAATAAGTATTCGTTTTGGAAATTTTTGGAGTATTTATATAAAGGTAAACCCAAAGATTTAATTTAGGAGAAAATAATGGCAGAAAGAATTGTTAGTCCAGGTGTATTCACAAGAGAAAAAGACCTCTCATTCTTACCACAAGGTATAGGAGAGATAGGTGCGGCACTTATAGGACAAAGTATAAAGGGGCCTGCATTCGTACCAACACAGGTAGAGTCCTTTCAAGAATTTCAACAAGTATTTGGTGGTTTGACAGAAGATTCATACCTACCTTATACTGCACAATCATATTTAGAAGACGCAGGAACTGCGACTATCGTAAGAGTATTAGGACAGAGTGGTTATACTGTTGAACCTTTAGTATTAAAGATTAGTGGTTCAGTAGCAGCAGTAATTCACCCTACTACAAAAGTACCTTTCGGTGGTGTTGCAAACTCAACAGGTTCATTTGATAGGTCACTTGTAACAAACTTGAGTGGTTCAGCAGCTTCACCAACACCAGATGTTTCGGCATCTAACTTCGCACTTTATATGAGTGCATCGGGTGCAGTAACAGGTTTATCAGAGTCAGCAGTACTTGCAATAGCAACCGCATCATTAGACCCAAGCGCAGTAAACTACATTGGAAAAACACTTGGTTCATCTCCTAAAAATGGTTCGGAATTTGGTTACCTATATATGAACTTCAATTCATTCCAATCGTCATCTTTCGCAGCTGACCCTAATTGTAATGTAGAAGTTGATACATTTAGAAAAACTGACTATACAAAAGCATACCAAGAAGCTTCAACACCTTTCATCATATCACAAGATGTATCAGGTACAAGTAAAAACTTATTTAGATTCCACACATTGTCACATGGTACTTCGACAAACTACGAATTTAAAATTGGTATTAGAGATATTAAACCAGCAAATGAAGTTCCTGGTTCTGAGTACGGAACATTTAGTGTTATCCTACGAAGAGTAGATACTTCTAAAATTGCTAATTCTATATTTGGTCAAACTGTTCAAGATAGTGATGTTAGACCAAGTATTATAGAAGAATTTAGTGGACTTAACTTAGACCCTAATTCACCTAACTACATTAAAAGAGTTATTGGTGACAAGTATATTACTGTTGATAACAATGGTAAAGTTACTTCAAATGGGGATTATCCAAACGCATCTGTAAACATTAGAGTAGAAGTAAATAGTGATATGGATGGTGGAGCACTTGATGCAAGTCTTGTTCCTTTCGGATTCGCAGCAGTTAAGTCACCTATACATAGTGGACATAATTTACCAAGTCCTACATATGTAACAGACCAGTCAATTGCAAATGAATTTAACAAAAGAGCATTCTTAGGTTATTCATTCGACTTTACAAATACAGATAACTTAAACTACTTAAACCCAATTCCAGACTCAAGTTCTGAAACTGTTGGAACTAAGTTCTTATTAAGTCAATGTACTTCTAATGGAGCAGCAATTGCACTAAACGATGGTCTTATAGACAATAAAAAATTCTTAGTACCATTCCAAGGTGGGTTCGATGGATTCGCACCAAACAGAACAGTACTAACAGGAACAAACATTGTTGCAGGTAATATGCAAGGATTGGATTTATCATCAGCAACCGCAGGTGGTACAATCGCAATGAGAAAAGCTATTAGCGCAATGTCAAATCCTGATGAATATGATATGAACCTATTAGTATTACCAGGTGTAATCAATAGACTACACTCTTCAGTAACTACTTTTGCAAAAGATATGTGTGAAGACAGACAAGATGCATTCTTCGTAATGGACGCAGGTTCTTACACAGATTCAATCTCAACAGTAGTTAACTCACTAAGTTCATTCGATTCAAACTATGTCGGAACTTATCACCCATGGTGTAAGATTCTTGATACAGACAAAAATAAACCAGTCTGGGTACCACCAAGTGTTGTATTACCAGGTGTTATCGCATTTAATGACGCAGTTGCTGAACCATGGTTCGCACCCGCAGGTTTAAATAGAGGTGGTTTATCAAATGTAATCGAAGTTAAGTCAAGATTGACTCATGACGAGAGAGATACATTATACGAAAATAGAATTAACCCAATCGCTACATTCCCTGGACAAGGTGCTACGGTATTTGGTCAGAAGACACTTCAAGCTAGACCTTCAGCTCTTGACAGAATTAATGTAAGAAGATTACTAATCGCATTGAAGAAGTTCATCGCATCATCTTCAAGGTATTTATTGTTCGAAAATAATACGGCAGCAACAAGAAACAGATTCCTAAGTATAGTTAACCCTTACTTAGAATCAGTACAACAAAGACAAGGTCTTTACGCATTCCGAGTTATTATGGACGAATCAAACAATACACCCGATATTATAGATAGAAACATCTTAAAAGGAGAAATCTTTATTCAACCAGCGAAAACTGCAGAGTTTATAGTACTTGATTTCAATGTACTTCCAACTGGCGCAGCGTTCCCTGAATAAAAAATAAAATAAAGACTATTTATTAGAAAGAGAAAACGGAGAATTAAATGGCACAATTATTAGACCCAAATGAAATAATGTTCACCAACTTTGAACCTAAAATGTCAAATAGGTTCATCATGTACATCGAAGGAATTCCTGCATACTTGGTGAAAACGGCAGCCAGACCAGAAATAAACAATGGTAAAGTTACCATCGACCATATCAATGTTAGAAGATATGTAAAAGGTCGTTCTGAGTGGCAAGATTTAGCAATCACTTTATACGACCCAGTCGTACCTTCCGCTGCACAAGCAGTAATGGAGTGGGTAAGACTACATCATGAATCTGTAACAGGTAGAGATGGATACTCTGATTTCTATAAGAAAGATATCACATTTAACAGTTTGGGTCCTGTTGGTGATAAAGTAGAAGAGTGGACACTTAAAGGTGCATACATTCAATCAGCTAATTTCTCAGACATGGATTATGCAGGAGAAGATTTGGCAACAGTAGAAATGACACTTACTTACGATTACGCAATACTACAATACTAAATACGGATTGTAATAAAAATTGAAACAAGAAACCCACCCCATAAGGTGGGTTTTTTAATTTAATTTACATATTTATTAAAGGTTAACCAAAAAGGAGAGAAGATATGGCAAAATTAATAGTTAAAAGAATTGAAGACAATATTGTCGAGTGGATTGGTGATGATTCATATTGTACTTGGGAAGACAAGGACAATGGTGAAGAAGCTGCAACACATTTTACAATCAAAGAAGCAAATGAAGATTGGGGACTCCCAATTAATGGCTTCGATTATGGTGGAAGAGAAAAAATTACCTATGATGGTGATTTACCAGATGGATTTGAATGTGGTGTAACTACACTAACAGGAACCGAAGGTAGTTATACTTGGGGATAATCCAAAATCTATTTTAAAATCTTAAAGTCTCATTATTAAAACAATTTTGAGACTTTTTGTATTAATAATAGTCCAGTTACATATATATTATAGTACAGTACAACAAAAAAAGATATAAAACGAGTTTTATTATGGCAAAAGAACGATTAGAAGATGAGTACCCAGTTTCCGACAAGGATATGGTACAAAAAGCTATCAAAGACCACGAACAAAGAGAAGTTCGTGACTATAAGTTCCCTACGGAAGTTATAGATTTACCCTCAAAAGGACTTATATACCCAAAAGACAACCCACTATCAAGTGGAAAGGTTGAAATGAAGTATATGACCGCAAAAGAGGAAGATATCCTAACCACACAATCATATATTAAAGACGGAACTGTTTTAGACAGATTATTTCAGTCATTAATCGTTGGTAATGGTGATGGTGAAACAATTAAATACATAGATTTAGTTACAGGTGATAAAAACGCAATTATGATTGCTGCAAGAGTACTTGGGTATGGTAAAGAGTATAAGGTTGAAATTGACGACCCAACTATGCCAGGTACAAAGCAAAAAGAAAACATCGACCTTACTCAATTCCAAAATAAGGATTATGAGGGTGAAAATCAAGTAGAACCACATAAAAATGAGTTCGAATTCACTTTACCAACCTCAAAGAGAAAGGTTACCTTTATGGCGATGACCGAATCTAAAGAAAGAAAAGTTAAACATCAAGTAGAAGCAATTAAGAAGGCAAATCGTAAATTAAAAGATATGACTTCAAGAGAGTTAACTACAAGAATGAAAAATATGATTCTTTCAGTAGATGGGTCAGATGACCAAAAAGACATCAATCATTTCGTGGACAATGAATTATTCGCAGTAGATTCAAAGGCACTCAGAGCGTATATCAACCAAAGTGTTCCCGATATTGATTTAACATTTGAATTTGTATCTGAGGAGACCGGGGAAGAGAGAGAAATGCAACTGCCTATGGATGTCGGGTTTTTTTGGCCTTCCGAGTGATTATAGAAAGCATTTACATTCTCAAATTTTTGACCTCATATATCATGGAAATGGTGGGTTTAGTCACACCGATGTCTACAATATGCCTGTTTGGGCGAGAAACTTCTATATCGGTAAGATAATAGAATTCAAACAAGAAGAAAAAAAGGCACATGATAAAGAAATGAGAAAAATCAAGTCAAAAACACCAAGAAAATAATAGTAGTATAAGAACCCGACATATTTGTTGGGTTTTTACATATTTATAGAATATAACAAAGGGATATTATATGAAAACCATCAAAGCAACTAAATTAAGAGAGGTCTTATCTTCCAAAGGAGTAGATGAGGGTTTTATTGATAGAATCTTTCACAGAATAGAAAAGGCTAAAACCGATAACAAACTTAAACAGATTGAAAAGGATATCGAAGCGTCTAAACAAAAAGTAAAAGGTTTGAATTCGGAAATCGAAAAGAAACTTATTAAAAGATATGGTTCTTTGGATAAAGTTCCTCCTGGGATGAAGCAAACATTCGGAATTAAATAACTTTAGGGTTCTAAATGGCAGATGATTATAAAAAGATTGAAGAATCATTTCTTGGCGCAAGAAATTACGCCAATGAATTAGCTGATATCCTTGGTAAAGCAGGAAAGAATACCAAGGCTGCAAATGAGTTTGCCTCAAAATTAGCAGACAATCTAAAATCACAAACAACCGCATCTGACAAATTAAATAAACTTGTTGAAGAACGAAAAAACTACATTGAAGATACTGTAAAGAGTGGTAAATTCTTAAATAAAGGATTGTTAGAAGAATTAGATTCTGAAATTAAAATTCTTGAAGCTAGAAAAAAGATAGATGTCGAACTTCAAAAACAAGTAGACAAAGCAAAAGAATACGAAGATTTACTTAAAGACCAAAACGATAAATTAAAAGAATCATTGGGATACTCATCAGAACTTGCAGACTTGTTTATGGCAGGTGGTGTAATGGCCCTTGGTGCAAAAGCATTTACTGAAGGTATTGGTGCAGCAAAAGAAGCATTTACTGGAACTTATGATACTGCATTGGATTTATATAAGACAATGGGTCTA